GCCCTTGGTCGAGCGGGATGCGCTTTGCCTTTTCCTCGCCGAACCGCTCCACCAGCGCCTCGTAGGTCATGTAGACCCAGCGCCAGACGCAGGTGACCTCTTCCCAGGTGCGGGCGGTGGCGTGCCCAAAGTCGCGCCAATGCACATAGTCAACCGGCGCACACTCGTACTCAATCTGCTCTAGCTGGGCATCCTCGCCTTGCTCAATGTCCTCAGTCACCTGCAGGCCGTCGTCGCCAATACCCTGCGGCGCCACATGCGGCTCGTAGCGCGCCCACGCCACGCCACGGCCGCCGAGGAACCGATCCTCTACGCTGTAGCGCATGGTCGAGCGAAAGTCGGGGTAATGCTCAATCTCAAAGTCGATGGCACGCTCGACCAACAACGACGCCACGCGGCTCACCGGATCGTTGTCGCCAAAGCGGCGCGAAACGTCGGCTTTGGGCAGCTTGCTGTACACCGCGGGGATCAGCGTCTGGACGTTCGACCACAGGATATTGAACTTGGCGGTCTCGTTACCCGAGTTGCCGCGGGTGTCGTCGCGGTAACGCTTGAGGATCTTTTTAGTTCGCGCCGTCCACTTTGCGAACTCGTTATCGTACCCGCTGATGATGGACAGGTATTTGTCCACGCCTTGGCTGCGTACTGGTTCCATGATCTAGTCCTTGTTGCGGGCGCTGATTGCGCGTGCCTTTGAGCGGGCATCTTCCTTGCTGGATGCGCCCCACGCCCTCAGAGCCAGCGCCAGCCGCGTCGGCTTGCCGTTCTTTTCCATCGGGCCAGGCATATTGCCCATACGCGCAAGAAACGATGCGCGGCGGGGGTTGTCGCCTGACTTCACCGGAGGCTTCAACGTGCCGCCAGTCTCACGCTTGTAGGACTCGCGGCCTTTCTCGTTCAAGCCACCCTTGGGGTTCTTGCCCTCTTTGCGAGTCCACGCTGCGGTCATCGCTTGTTCTCCGGCTTTGCAGTTTTGGCAGCTTCCTTGAAGTCTGCCGCCGTCGGCCTGCCCTTTTCGCCTGGACGCTTCATGCGCTCACCGGAACCCGCCTTGATGCGTTCTTGTTTGGCGAGGATGTTTGCGTACAGACCTGGCTTGTTCACGTCCAAAACACCGTGCAATCAACCGTGCCGCCAATGGTCACCACCAGCGAGGTGTTGAACCGGCCAGGTATCTGATAGAACGTGGCCCCCGCAGGCGTAAACGTGTTCACCATCGTGCTTGCGCCGTCGCTGACCTTGATGGTCGGGGTGCTTGAGGCCGAGGCCACGAAAATGCCGAACAGCCCGCCCGTGCCGGTGTAAACCGTAGTGGTCGCGGTGATGTTCTTGTAGTTCTGGCTCGCTGTAATTGGAATGCTCACAATCTGGCCCTCCTGGGCTGCTGGGACTCATGCATGGCCCACATATCGTTCATGGTGACCTCATTCTGCGGGCCGACTATTAGCACCTTCTCGGTTTTTGCGGTAGTGGCTCTTGGTTCTTCCTCCCACGCCACCGCCAGCATTCTGAACGCGTCAGACGGGTGGCTGCACCAGTTATGCAGCGGCTGCATCCGAAACGCCTTCTTATCCTCATCGTATTCGCGCTGATATTGCTTGAGCGCCTCAATGCCGTCTGCACAGCGTTCCACGTGGAACCAACACCGCGGCAGCATACGCCGTACAGCTTGGATGCCGTTTTGCAATCCGATGTCGGGAACTATCCGCAGTGAATTGACGCCAAGAAACTCTGCCAATTGCTCGATGATGCTCTTGCCTCCCGAGGCCAGCGTCTTTGCTCGCGCATCGTGCGGCAGATGATGTTTTCCGTATTTGTACGGCTTGTCGGTAATGATCTCAGCCAGTTCGCGGATGGTTGAGCCGCTGCTGGCGTGGAAGTCGAGAACATGGATTTCGCCCCGCGTGACCTGATACCACCAGATAGCAGTGTCGTCCTTCCAACCTAAGTCCCAAGCCGTGTGTACCGGCAGGCTGGGATCGTACTCCACCAGCCCTATGCGGCCCTGCTCGGTAGCCTGGCGCATCTCAATTCCGTAGATCGCGCCGATAATGGCTGCGTCGAAGCTACACAAATATTCCTGGGCGAACTGATCATGCGTCATTTGGCTGCGTGCAGCGTCCAGTTCTGTCGGCGGCAGCAGGCCAGACTTGTCAGCGGGTAGCGTAAGGCAGAACCAGTCTGCGCTGCGCTGCGCCCTGCTATAGACATCATAAAAACTGTTGCGTCCTTTCGGTGTACCCATTGCCACGAACCAACCTTGGCGATCACTGAGGGCTGGCCTCACGACGAGAGGGAATACGCTGGGCTTCCAGTCGCCAAACTCGTCCCCGACTACGCCGTTGAACCCAAGTCCGCGGATACCGTCAGCATTGTCGGCACCGAATAGCCGAATCTGCGCCCCGTTGATCAGGGCGACCGATAGCTCTGCCTCATTGGTTGCTTGCGTAATCGGCTGCGCGAACTGCTTGAGGTATCCCCACGCCACGCTTTTGGCCTGGGCGCGATATGGCGCGATGAACCCAAATAGCGCGTGCGGGGCTTGGCAGGTGATGGCTGCGCGGATTAGGTCATTGATGGCCGCAACTGTTTTCCCAGCACGCCGATGGGCAACGACGCACGCCCACCGCTCCTTACGGTCATGGAAGGGCAGAAATGCCTGCCGAGGCGCATAAGGGATGACTATTGTGGTGGCAGCCACGACACCACCAGGTCTTTCCCGTCTGGCCCGCTCAATTCGTTCTTGTCACGCTGGCTCAAATACTGTTTGCCCAGCCATACCAGCATTGTGCTGTTGCCTTCCTCAAGCGCACGCCATTGGTGACGGCGAAGCGACATCTTTCCGTTTTCGATGCCGCTTTTATAAATCTCCATAAACTTCTCATCATTCAGCAAGGTGTTGACGTGGCAACCAAGCCAAGCGGCTATTTCGGCCTGTGTGCATTGGATGCCAGCCAGCTTCTTTACGGCTTCATAATCGATCTCAAAGGGTGGGCGACCGCCGCCTTCCCCCTGGTGGCCCTGCTTAGGCTGACCAGTGCGTTCGCTGATGCGGGTTTCTTTGCGCTTACTCATGCCGCGGCCTTAAACGGTTCGCCGGTGGACTCCAATACGGCTTTCTTACCTGTGAATTGTTCCCAGCGTTTGACGATGACATCGACGTACTTCGGGTCCAGTTCCATGAGGCGGGCCACGCGCCCGTTCTTTTCTGCAGCGATCAGCGTAGTCCCCGACCCGCCAAAGTTGTCCAGCACGATGTCGCCGCCCTTGGTGTTGTTGAGTAGCTGATACTCAAAGAGGGCCACCGGCTTCATCGTCGGGTGCGACTCGTTGCGCGAGGGGCGGTCGAAGTCGAGGATGGTCGTCTGCTTGCGGTCCGCAGCCCAAAGGTGCGCCGCGCCTTCCTTCCACCCGTAGAGACACGGCTCGTGCTGCCAGTGGTAGTCCTGACGGCCCATGACCATGTGGTTCTTGCGCCAGATGAGGCATTGGCGCACGGTCCAGTTCGCGTCCTTGCACGCGCCGCGGAAGTTGTAGCCCTCCGAGTCCGCGTGCCAGATGTAGAACACCGCGCCTGCCTTCATCACCGTGTCCGCGGAGACAAACGCGTCGCGCAAGAAGTCGCGGAAGGACTGGTCGTCCATGCTGTCGTTCTTGATCGTGAGCGCGTCTTTCGTCTTGCCGGTGTACGCGACGTTGTATGGCGGGTCGGTCAGGAGCATATCGACGGCCTGACCAGCGCAGAGCTTGTCGACCGCCGTCTGCTCCAAGCTGCTGCCGCACATGACGCGATGCGGACCGCACACCCATACGTCGCCTAAGCGCGTGACAGGCTCTACAGGAGGCTCAGGAGTGTCGTCGGGGTCGGTTAATCCTTGCGTACCTTCTTCAGCCAGCAGATCATCAATTTCGTCTGCGCTAAAGCCTGTCAAGTCTAGGTCGAAGTTCAGCGCCTTAAGGTCAGCCAGCTCTAATTTGAGCATGGCCGCGTCCCAGCCCGCGTTTAATGCCAGCTTGTTGTCGGCTATGACGTAAGCGCGTTTCTGCGCGTCGGTCAAGTGGGCAAGGCGAATGCACGGAACTTCTGTCAGTTTTAGCTTGCGCGCCGCCATAACGCGACCGTGACCGGCAATGATGCCGTTAATCTCGTCTACCAATACGGGATTGGTGAACCCAAACTCTTTGATGCTGGCAGCTATCTGCGCCACCTGCGCGTCATCATGGGTGCGGCTGTTTTTGGCAAACGGTATCAACGTTGCCAAATCGACAAATTCAATCTTCATTGCGCTTAGGCATACGCTTCATAGCTTCAGCCAGTTTCTTGCCCTTGTCGGCCTGGTTGAACTCTCTGGCTACTCTTTGGGGGATGCCTGCCTTCTTTGCAATCTCAGGATTGTGGGCGGCGGCTGCCATCAAGCGGCGCTGTTTGTCGCTGGTGCTGGGCATATTTGTCTCCAACCTACTTCCCCACCGCCCTGAGGCACGGACTTACGGGTGGGTTTTCGGTATTCAGTGCAGGAAACGGAGTTTGTACAACGTGCTGTCGATCTGACCTGCGATCTCATCAACGATGTTCTGCAGTTCGCTGTCGTTTGGCAGGTCTTTGCGGTGCAGCTCGACGTACTTCTTCAGCGTCTTGAGGTACTCTACCGGGTCTTTGGCCTGGGCAAAGTCTGACGGGTACTGCTTGATGCGGTCGTAGGCACCCTGGTACGCCTCGGCCCACTTGTCTGCCAAGTCTACGATCTTGTCGTAATACTCGCCCAGCGCAACGTGCTGCGCGTAGGACTGAGTTTGCAGGTGCAGGAAATGAGTCACCGTGGCTGAGTGCAGCAGGACGGCGACAAACTGAGCGGCGGGCTTTTCGTAGGACATAGGTGCCTCCTAACTCATAGTGTAGTGGGTTGTCAACGCTGCGGCAAGGCGTCGCGGATTAATGGCAACGCGTCCGATAACTTCATCATGAGTAGCCACTCCTCACCGTCTGCACGCATTAGAACAACCGGCAAATGATTCTCGCCCGCTGATTTCTCGGCCTGCTCCATAAATTCATGCACCATTAATTTCTTTCTACGCTTGACCTCGATTCTAAACTGCGCGATTTCAATATCAAAACCACCGTCACGGGTTTGCGCGAGGTTGCGTTTTACCGCCCACCCCAACTCTGCATTGAGAATCTCGCACACCTCCCTTTCACCGCCAGCGCCTTTGCGTCTGCTGTTCATAATCCCTCCATTTGCTTAATATGATCCTCGCAATATTGTCTCGCCTGTGCAGGGTCATGCGTCTGGCCTAGACACTGCGATACTTGTTTTGGCACCACAAACCAACTCGTATACCCATACTTGTCGTCCAGCCTTGAGGCGGCTATCGAGTAGCGGCCACAGTCACTCAGCCACGCCCATTGGTTGATTCTGGTGAACTTCATCGTAAACCCTCAATTTGAGGCATCTTTGAGCCTTCGGCACCCCACCCCGCTGGTAGGGTAGCGGGGTGGTCTAGAAATCGTCTAAAAACGGGTCGTGGCCGCGTTCCAGCGCATGACTTAGACCCAGTTCTCGGTCGCATCTCTCGTTGCAGCGCCGTTCTGCGGCTTTGAATTGGTCAGAGCCTACCGGAAACCGGAAGGACAGGCGGGCAAGGTAGGCGGCTTTGAACTTTGTCCAAAACTGTTGCGGGTCGCGCTGACGCATTTGCTCCCACGTTTCGGCGGTAAACTTTTCGTTTCGTTCAATTTCAGCGCCGTCCTGCTCAACGGTCTTTTCGCCTTTGGGCCGCAACTCCGACGGCTTGGGGAAAAACTTGCCGTGCTTAACATACCCCTTAGCGCACGCTTCCACCACCTCCCACGGCTGGTCTTTGAGCGCCATCCAGTAGCTTTGTTTCAGCAACTCGGTAATCGGTTTGCCGAATGTTTCTCCCAGCATTTCCATCAGCGCATCAAAATTATTTTTGTCAGGCCCGTGCATCGTTATCCTCCTCTGGCCTTTCAGTCAATTGAACAAACCTACGCGCAGAGTTTTTATTGCCAATCAACCTTAAGCTGGGGCGGTAATGTTCCAACGCCGCCCTGCGGTCATCAACGTCACTGGTGGTTTCCCAAAGTTCTGCAAACCTCTTTTGCCGCCAAACCAAATCATCCGTATTGACCATCGACAAAACCGCATAGCCGCCCATCATTCTCACAACGTGGTCAATTTTGGGGCTGATTGATGTCGCGGAAGTGTGGTGGCGAGTGCGTATAGCTTCCAATACTTGCAGCCATGCCTCATCCGCGGTGTCGTCAACTTTTCGCGCCTGCTCAAAATCGTAAGGCGTCGGCATAAACTGGCTGTGCGTCAGCAAATGTTTTGCGATGGCTCGGAATTCCTCGATATCCCAATCCGATAAAGCCAGCCAGTACATCGACAACGCCTCCCGCGATAACGGTTTGCCGCGAATTTCGGCCATACCAGACAGGATGCGGCTAAATTCCAGCTTGTGTGAGTCGTTCATGACATCGCCCATTCGGTAATTGTTTGTGCCTGCGCCTCAACCCGAAGGTCAGCGGCTGTTTTGACGCGGGGCGGGTTTCTCGCAAACCCAAGCCCTGCATCAATCCGCTTGGCATCCTTGAGCATCAATTCAATGCTGTCATACACCTGACCGCGCTCGTTCTGGCCTTGGTGGAACGGCGAGAGTTTGTACCCGCTGATCGACTCGCAAAGTTGGTCGGCGGTGTAATCCTTCAGCGCGGCATTGATGATCTTTTTCCGCGCATCGCTTAACCGGCTGTCAGGGTGATTGTGAACAGATTGCCAATGCTCGAACACAATCGCGATAGCTCCTTGGTCCTTGGTCCCTTCCTTGGTCCTTGATCCTTGATCCTTGATCCTTAGATCCTCCGACGAGGCTTCGCGAACATTCGCGAGGATTCGCGAGGATTTCTGCGGCCCAGGTATCTTAGACTTGGAAGGACGGTCAATCTTCTGATGATTCAGCCAGTTACATATCGCGAAATATCGCGAACCTTCGTGCTCATAGCAAATTAAACACCCTTCGCGCTCCAATTCATCAAGCCAGCCCTCAACCTGCGAAATCTTGAGTTCGTCGTAGGGATAGAGCAGTCCTTTGATAAGCCTCGCGTCGCCTCGAGAGCGTCCCTCGTCATCGCAAAGCGTCCAAAGTTGAATAAAAAGCAACCGGGCTTCGCGGGTGACTCTGCCCATGCTTTCGCTCTGCGGAAACTCGGGTTTGATGGTGCGTATGCGGGCCATTAGCCCTCCTCGCGCAAGGATTTGAGCGTTTCATGGATCTTTTTCCAATTCTGTTGACTGCGCTTCTTTGAGCAAACCATGCAAGCGCCGCTGGTCGTGTACCGGACGGTTCCGTGGCCATGCCTGCATTCTGCACCGTCATAGTGGGTTTTCCCCTCTCTGGCGGCTTCCATCCTAGCCCTGTCCATACGCCTCCAATTTGGTGCAAAAAAGATGTTGACAGGCACAGCGTAAGGTATATCCTAATCGACATCAAGCCACCATAACGGCTTGCAAGGAGAACAGCATGAACAGTGCGTATGTAAAACGGTTGCGGCGCGAACAGCGTGCGTCAGCCGCGATGGGGGTCTTGGGCGCCATCCTGTTGGGCGCGATGGTCATCGTGGTGCTGGCTGCAATGGTCGCGGCTTGGCAGCACTTCCCGACCGGTTGGTGGCTGCCGGTTGAGCAGCGTCCCTTTGGCGGTGCGCTGTGAGCGCCCTGCGTTACTGGTACTCAAGCTGGGACGCGCCGCCCGATGACGTGGACGGCTGGGACGGCGTAGTGGATGTGAACCTCACCCTGCACACCGTCGCCGGCTGGTACCGGGTGCGCGGCAGCATCACCGCCACTGCGGTTGACTTGATTGATCTGGACTCCCGCAGCGTTACCGTCGAGCGCCTCGACCCGCACGGGCTGTGGCTGCCCGCTCCGCGGTATTCACGCTGGGACGACGCCAATTGCGACGCGTGGGAGCAGCTGCACCTGGCCGTCGAGCCGATCTGGCAGGCCGAGTGGGACACCAATAAAGACTACCTGCTGCCTGAGGATTACAGCGGCCCAGTGGATATGCGCGAACCGGAGGATTTTTTGTGAACAACGAACTGCGTTTCCCGCCCACTTTGCAGATTGTGCCCAAAGCCCAGTCCGACGCCTTACGCCGGCGTCAGGAAGCCGCCGCCGCGGCGCTGGGCACCCGATGGGTGCTGCACCCCGCAAACAGCCCAAAACGCGGCACGTTCCTTGAACTGCTGCAGTACGTCGAAAACGGAGGCGACATCAATGCGCTCTGATTCCATCAAGTTTGCCGCCATTGCCGGCCGCAACTTCCAGATCGCCCGCCACTTTATGCGTAACGCCCGCAAGTGCAGCCACGCCGACTTGAGGGCGCAAATGATTGAGACCGCCCGATTCAGTAACCGGCTGGGGGTGACGTACCTGCAGCTGGCCCGCAACGCCCAACGCCACGAACACATCCGCATCACCGCAGAGGTTGAAAATGCAATCTGAGAACATCGCCGAACTGGCCGCCGCCCTTTCCAAGGCTCAGGCCAACATCACGGGTGCGCTGAAGGATTCAGCCAACCCGTTCTTCAAGTCCAAGTATGCCGACCTGGCAGCCTGCTGGGACGCCTGCCGCAAGCAGCTGACTGACAACGGGCTGTCAGTCATCCAGACCACCGATATTGTCTCAGACACGGTCGTGGTGCGTACCACGCTGGCCCACGCATCCGGCCAGTGGATCAGCGGCATCCTGCCGGTCAAGGCAAAAGATGACGGCCCGCAGGCGCAGGGCAGCGGCATCACCTACGCCCGCCGGTATGCCCTCGCGGCTATCGTCGGCCTCGCACAGATTGACGACGACGCAGAAGCCGCTCAGGGGCGGCCAGGCATCACTCCGAAGGGCGACATGGGGCTGACCATTCCAGCCTCGCAGCGCGATCCACTTGTCGCTGAAATCCGCGCCGCCTTTGACCTCGACGCGGAAGAAACCCAGATCGCGCAGGCAGTGCTGGCCATCCACAACCGCATCCGCACGCAACCCGACCTCTATGTGGCTGTGGCCGACGCCATGAC